CGCGCGAGTTGTTTAATGATTCCGACGAGTGGAAGCCATCTCCACATTATGAACAGCAGGCTTCGTCTCCATCTCCGGCAAAGAAGAAGATGGGCAAGAAAATAGAGAAGACTTACCCGTACTGTGACGAGGACGGCAATCTTCTCTATGAAAAGGTTCGTTTCCGCTTTGATGATGGCAGTAAGTCGTTTGCTAATCGTCAGCCAGACCCATCACGTCCAGGCGAATATGTGTGGAACTTGAAAGAGCCTGCTGTGCGTCGTGTCCTTTATCGTCTCGACGACATCACTAAGGCGATTAAAAAGGGTGAGCCAGTATGGCTGGTAGAGGGTGAGAAAGACGCTGACACTCTTGCTGCTATGGGTATCCATGCAACGACAATGGATGGTGGCGCAGGAAAGTGGGACCAGTCCTACACGGACACTCTTGCTGGTGCACACGTTGAAATCATTGCTGACAATGACGAGGTTGGTAAACAGCACGCACTGAGTGTTTCAGAGAAGCTTCTTGCTGTTGGCTGTACCGGATGTACTATCTGGATTTCTAAATACGGTAAAGACATTACTGACCACTTAACATCAGGTCGCACATTCGACGACCTTGATTCGTATGAGTACTACGAGCGTCCAGAAGACTATCCAGAACTGGAGGTAGACGAAGGCGAAGCAAGCACCGAAGACAAACTCCTTGACCAAATAGCGGAAGTGTTCTCTAAAGACAAGTTGACGCTGACGCAAAAACTGAATCGTGCAACAATTCTTCTAGGTTCTGCTGACACCCGTGAGATAAGCAACCCAGGGCGTCTTGTTGTTTGGCAAGACTTTCTCCAGGAAGCTGAAGTCGATACCTACGACTGGGTTATCCCTGGCCTCCTAGAGAAGAGCGAACGCGTAATGGTTGTTGCTGCAGAAGGTGTTGGCAAGACAATGCTTGCACGTCAAGTGGCTATCTGTAGTGCTGCAGGACTGCATCCATTTACGTTTCAGAAGATGGAACCAATACGAACACTGACAATTGACCTTGAGAACCCTGAACGAATCATTCGCCGTACATCGCACAGTATTATGGCGCAAGCGATGCGTAAGTCTGGCGCACGAAGGGTAGACGCCCACTTGCTTTCGAAGCCCGCTGGTCTAGACCTATGTGACAGCAGGGACCGTATGTACATCGAGAGCGTGATTGAGCGCGTTCAACCACAACTCATTTGCATGGGTCCTATGTACAAGTCGTACGTTGATTCTGGTACCCGTACAAGTGAAGCCCTTGCTGTAGAAGTAGCAAAGTACCTAGACATGATTCGCGATGTGTATGGATGTGCCCTATGGCTTGAGCACCATGCCCCACTGGGAACCTCTATGTCTTCCCGTGACCTGCGTCCATTCGGTTCATCCGTGTGGTCTCGTTGGCCAGAGTTCGGCATTGCCCTAACTCCAGACCCCACCAACCTTGCTGGGTACGTTTACGATGTTGGACACTTCCGTGGAGCCCGTGACAAGCGCCCATGGCCGACCAAACTGGCACGAGGCACAGACTTGCCGTTTGTCGTACTAGAATATACAAAGATGGATTAAGGTACGGCATGGCCCAAAACACAAACAAAAGCTTGACACGCGAGTTCCTTGCAGAGAGGGACCTGCGTATATTTAAGATGCGCCAAGCCGGCATTCCAACGAGCGAAATAGCCAGAAGGTTCGGAGTTACGTCTAAAGCCGTGTCTTCTTCTGTGTCTAGACAACTAGAGAAGTTGAACCAGGAAGCCATACTGGCATACCCTGAGGTGCTCCGTATGGAGCTTGAGAGGCTCGATGCGCTGCAACAGGCTATCTGGCCTATGACACAGCACAGGAAGATATCCATGGACGATGGCAGCGAGGTTCAGGTAGAACCAGACCTCAAGGCCATACAGCAGGTTCTGTCAATCATGGACAGGCGCTCCAAGCTCCTCGGCATGGAGCAGAACAATGTGAATATTCAGATGGATGTCTCTACCCGTACGCCGATAAGGGCAGCTCTTGCTGGCGCTGTACAGGTAAGCGTGGCAAACCAGTTCAGCCCTGAAGCAGAGGCAAAGAAGTTACTAGAATTGATGGGTAAGTCCGGAGTCATGCCAATGGACTATATTGAGTCAATACTTGGTGAGAAAAAAGAACTAAGTCCAATTCTGGACGCAGAAGTTATAGAAATAAACGAGGAATCAGATGAGTAACGAGCAGGAAGACAACATAGAAGCAGCCATGGCCAAGGTTGCAGAGAACCTAACGCTGACCCGTAAGGCAAATACCGGCTCGGTACCAGGGGAACCGGCCCAAAAACAGGTGATGGTTCGTGCTTCAGAGATAGACCACGCTAGATGGAAGGAAGCGGCCGAAAAGTCCGGCATATCCATGGCTGAGTTCATTCGTGACGCTGTGAATATTGCTGCCAAGAACGCTCTTGAGTGCGACCATCCTGTAGAGATGAGAAAGAGTTACCCGTGGTCTGAATTTTGCCTGAAGTGCAATAGTAGGCTCAAGTAAATATGAGGTACTTAAATTACAATGACTTCATTGCTGCAGTGTCTACCCGTGCTGACTACGTAAGACGAGAGCACGACTGGCGTTACGGGCAGGCATTTTTCAATGTCTTGTTTGAGGAGATGCCAGAGATAGCAAACGAACTGCGCGCAACAAAGCTTGACCCTTTTCACAAGAACGCTATTGAGGCAGAGACGTACCAGCGTATCCGTGAACTGTACGAGACAAAGGCAATTAAGTGAGCAAAGAACTAAACGACCAGAACTTCGATTCCTTCTTGGGCTCTACAGACAAGTACGTACTTGTTGACGTGTGGGCTGAATGGTGTGGCCCGTGCTCTTTCTTCGGTCCAATCATTGAAGAGGTTGCAAACGAACATAAAGAACACATCGAAGTAGGGAAACTAGACGTAGACGCTTTCCCTCAGATTGCACAGAAATATAGCGTCATGAGCATCCCTACTGTTATCATATTTGATAACGGTCGTGTTGTGGACAGAATCGTTGGCGCGTACCCCAAAGACAAGTTTGTAGAAAAGATAAAAAAATATCTTTCGTGATTGCTTTCTGCGTTTAGGCGCGTTAGTATTTCAGCATGTCAGTTGACGATGCATCTAGTGATGGCGTAAGGCACACATTTGGACCCGTGGCTCCCTACAACACCCGTCCCCTCACAGTAGAGTCCGCAATAGTGTCAATCACTGCATGCAACAGGACAAAAGAAGCGCATGGTGGGACAATCCCATTTGATTGGAATATTGTTCTTACTTCTGAGCTAATGCTAGACGTCCTTAGACGCATAGTCAAATTCTCATAAGCCCTGATAGCTCAATCGGATAGAGCAACAGACTTCTAATCTGTAGGTTGTAGGTTCGATTCCTACTCAGGGCGCTAAACCGAAAGAACAGGAAAAACAAATGAAACTTACACATAGTCAAGCACAGCAGTACGTAGGAAAGTACGTAAACATCAAGACAGATTACTGGAATTTTATTGACGAGCGAGTCATTAAAGTTAGTGAACACGATGTTGTCACCGAGTATCATCACTGGCTTAAAACTCCAGAAGACGGCATTCTTCGGGAAAATTGGATAGATATTTCTCGTATTGAATCAATCGAAGAGGCATAAAAGTTTTTTGACTAATGAAAAAACTAAATGGAAACCCAAAAGGTGAGCTCGCATCATGGTTGCGCCAAAACGAAGACATACCAGGCGTTTCTGAAGCTTTGGCTAAATACAAAAAGAAATTCAACTTTAGCGATGACGAGTTTAAACATGCTTCCTCAATCAGGGAGATGGCCGAAATAAAAATGCAGCGCAACTATGGGTTTGTTAAACCAAAGCCCGGTCTCTATTACAAAGAGAGCTCACGAATCGTTTACCGCGTAGAGAAGAATGGCAATAGCTGTTCTTGGCGTCCTGCTACCCGTGACTGGTGGTCAAAGAGCGGTGACATGGTAAAACTCATGACCGATTACGGCATGGGTAAAACTGTCCTTCTTACGCAAGAGCTGGCGTCAAGGCTCGGATTGGAAGCTGGAATGTGCGTTGCATGCGGCAAAGCCTTGACCACAGCAAAAAGCAAAGAGCTAGGCATTGGGCCGACTTGTCTCAAATCAATTACTCAAACACATGACTAAATACAGGCCCCTATAGCTCAGTTGGTTAGAGCAGGGGACTCATAATCCCTTGGCCGCAGGTTCAAGTCCTGCTGGGGGCACTAAAAAGTAGACAAAAACAAAAAGGACTGGTACGATACCCGTATGATTACACTTCAGTTACATCGCAAGAAAAAGATGGACATCATTGCTCACTCGTTGACCAAGTCCGGCATCCCTATTTGGAGCGGCATACCAGAACTCATCGTCAAGGACCTCAAAGATGCTGGTTATGTCATAAAGAAGAAGAAATGACGCGGCAGAATTCACGCCCGGCGAAAGAAAAGAAAAACAAACGGCGATACGACCCCAGGACGAGCGATATACGTCCGAAAGCCGGTCCAGTAACTATACGTAAAGCAGACGGAACGACGGAACGACAACCGGCTAAACCTGGAACAAAATACGTAGATAAACCATACTCTTCTCCGCGTCCTAAAAACGTATCCTAATCAGGCTCTCGTAGCTCAGCGGATAGAGCAACAGTTTCCTAAACTGTTGGCCGTAGGTTCGAGTCCTACCGAGAGCGCCACCTACAACAGAAAGACACCCATGACAGAAATGTTAAGCATCTCTATACTCGTGTTCTCCGTGTGGTACTGCGGAGTACTGACTGGGCAAAAATGGAAATAGAACTTGAAGACCTTGTGACTCTTCGCTGCTGTCGCGATTGGCCCATTCATGCATACGCAGTGTACGGTCAGCAAATTGGTCGATGTGGCATATGCAACAACAGACCATCTGTTGTATGGGAGATTTACCCAGAGGAGAAGTATGCCCGTAACCAAGCGGGCTACACCCCTCCTCTTGAGGTTTAACGTACTGGACAGGCTCCTGTAGAGCAGTCATCCAGGTCCAACATGCCACCCGTGGCTGCCTGTAGAGGAATTGTGAAGTCAATCTTTGACACGCTCTTCTCGTACTGCTCTTTGGTGATTTCCTCGTATGGAGGAAGTGGGAAGTTGTGGTCAGCATGAAGCAAGAACGACACGCTCTTTACGCTTGAGTCGTAGTTATCCGTGAGCCATGCCTTGATAGATGGAAGCTCTTCCTTGCGGTAGTACACAGTTACAGAGACGGCGTTGTCAGCCCACTCTGTCTGCATCTTCTTGACCCACTCAAGCTGCTGTATTGCTGTCATCTCAGAGGCCAGTACTGAACCCGTAGGTGATTGGCAAGGGAACTCAACAACGTAACGAGTGTGGTCTTCACGTCCATCAATGCCAATATCCCACTGAACCTTGTATCCACGCTTGCGACATGCGTCTACAAGTGCGTCTGCTGCACCAAAGCGAACACGACGAGTGTAGTAAGGAGCGAACGCAGGGTGGATGCCAGGTGTTACGCCTGGGAGAAGCGACAGTGTTCCGGATGGTTGAACTGTCGTGAGGCGAACAGATGTAGGGAACCCGTGTTCCTTTGAGTATTCCTTGTCCAGTGCTTCTAGCTTCTTGTATGCAGGTGACAACCATGACACCTGCTCCTCTGTGCATTGGAGGATACCCGTGATGCTTTGGCCAAGACGTGCGTTTTTGCGAACGATGTCTGTGGTTTTGTCGTATGGGTAGTTCATGCGTGTAATGCTCTTCTGCACCATGTACAGAAGCTCTGATACTTCACAGAACTGCTCGTATGACTCGATGTTCGGCAGGAACAAGGTTGACAGGTTGCATGACTCGCCATCACCAAGACCAATCTCGGCACATGGGTTAAAGCCTTCGATGGTGTTGTCCACCTTGCGCTCACCAAGACGACCATATGTGCGAGCTAGGCGACGGTTGACGAGACCATATGGCTCTCCTGAACCATCGTACCCCTTCCACAGTTCTGGAAGAATCTCATCAAAGTGGTCAGCATAGATACTGTTGTTTGAGTTAGCTCTGTATGCAGGAACGTTACCCGTGGACCAATTCTTCGCACGAATGAAAAGAACATCATCAGGGTCGCCAATAGCAATCTGTGCGGAGCGGCGTGAAGAGCCAGATACTACGATTTTTCCGATGATGTTACATATGTCAAGCACATCAATGCTGCGAAGCTTCTTGCCTTCTCGGTTCTTCATGACCTTGCAGATGTCTTCTATGCCATCAATCAGTGCGCCTGGTCCGGATGCTGTTCCTCCGAACGTCTTGAGTGGTGCACCAAACTCACGTACCAAGATGGTGGAGTACGAGAAAGACTTACCCGTGTCGAAATATGACTTCAACACGCTGTGCAAAAGACGACGCCAACCAGTTCGTGAGTCGGGAACAATAATGTCTGCGTCGTTAGAGCGTTCGTGTGTGATTGTCACGTTTGGCTTTATCTTTGGAAGCTCATGTATCTTTGAGCGTTCGACAGAGAAGCCAACACCTCCACCAAGCATGAGGTAGTCAAAGAGAAGCTCAAAGTCTTCTACTGATTCGATGTTTGTGAAATAGCAGTTGTTAAGTGATGTGCCGCTGAACTGCTTAACCAGAGGTGTGCCTAGTTGCCACAGTGCACGACCTGAGAGTGAGCAGCGTAGGTAGAACATGTGGTCAAACAGTTGTTCTGCTTGGGGCTGTGATAGTGGTGCACCAATCTCAATAGCTCCATCAATAGCCCGTACGATGGTTTCAATCCACGTCTCATTGCGATTAAGGCCTGCTACTGGGCGGCTGTAGGTGCGAAGGTAAACAACCTCTCCTAATCCACCAAACCCCCAAGGTACTTGCTTATTTTCGTAAGAGGAGATGAATTCTGGAGTAAAGATTGACATAGCAACAGCTTTCCTGTAGGAGTGGGGAAAGACTAGTGTACATCAGCACATTGGTCAAATGCAGTCTAGGAAATTCCTAACTCTTGTGCTTTCTCGAGAGTTATATAACTGCCTTTGTGCACGGTGATTACTGTTGTTTTAGTAAATGGAGTTATCTGTCTGTCTTCGTAAACATCTTCTTCTACAAGAATCATTTGTGAATCTTTTAATGTTTCTAAAACACTGTCAGTAAATGCAATATGTGTAGGTCGCGCTGTATCTGTTGTGCAGTCACCCGTGGGGTGTTGACAGACAGGACATGTTTGTCTATCGGCTCTGATGATTGGTATTCCACCTAGAACTACGTCATCGTTACGGAATGCGCTCATTGCTCTATTTTACAGCACTTGACTGTGCTGTTGCAGTTGTTATCGCTTGAACCAGGCGAGGAAGCGCTTACGTAGTGCTGCTGGCTTTACGTCGTTAGCGTAGATGACCTTGCCATTCACTGTTGCAGAGATGTTCGCAGTTGAGGTGGATGAAGCGGTATTGAATGCTTCCCAAATCTTTTCTGCTGACTCAACTACATTCTGTACGCTGTCTGTGTTACCCGTGGCTGTTTTGGCCGCCTTCTTGGCTACTGACTTCTTGACAGAAGGTTTCTTAGCGGAAGGCTTCTTAGCAGGGGTCTTCTTGGCAACAGCCTTCTTAGCGACAGCCTTCTTAGGAGCTGCCTTCTTAGCGGTTGTCTTCTTTGGTGTTGGTTTGTTTGCCATGCTTGACAGATTAGTCCACCTGATTCCCTGGTGGCGGAAGTAGTCGTGTAGCTTGGAGTGATGGGAGAAGCCAAATATCCACATCGTCTTGACAAGCTAGCCATCTCTATGATGTCGGCTATGAATGCCAAAGAGCAGGCTGTCAAGAAATACGGCATAGGCGAAGAGATACCCCTCAGTATTATCTGCTGGTCAGGGGACAAGATAAGTCTCGTATTGTCAGCATCTTGGGAAGTACAGAAAAGCGCGCCTTCTGACAGATTCGGCAAGGTTAATGATGCACTGTGTATAGCAAGGAAGGGATGGGGTATCGACGCCTTCACTCTCATTGCTGAGGGGTTCTGCTCTACTGACCCCTCTGTTACTGATGGCATGGACCTGAGAGAGGCGTTCATCAAGCCTGGTATGCCAGTGTCTGAGTGTATTGCCATCACACACACAGAGCCAGAAGAGGTGACCTTCATAGCAAAGCCATTCTCACTCACGTATCCAAAGAGGGTTGTATGGGAAGAGGAGCTGTACTTTCCTGGACAAACAAGGATACGTGGTCAAGACTCTATGTATCCAAGACTAATGAGCAAGGTACTCACTGATGTGGAGTATGAATTACCACCCGTGGACGAAAATGCGTATTACGAAGAGTTGAGCGAGGGCCTAGCAGAGCATGGCTTTGCATGCCAATGGCTATGATGTGGTCGTGGATACTGAGCACAGTAGGCGTCATAGGGCTGTACCTAGTAGGCAGGAGGCATTGGTGGGGCTGGTGCATAGCCTTCATCAATGAGTGTCTGTGGTGCGTGTATGCGGTCTCTACTAAGCAGTATGGGTTTATCTTGGGTGCTATGGCATATGGCGCTATACATGTAGTCAATGCCACTAAGTGGAGGGGTGAGTTACCCGTATCGCCCGTGGACTCCTAGGCGATTCACACACAGTAGAAGCGTGACTCATAGACACACAGTTATACACTTAGGTAAAGCAACTAGGTATGCGCTTATCTCCACGCTTGTAGATGTCAACAGTAGAGAGATGTTCTGGCTTGATAGTTCCACTGTACGTGTACGACACGAGCTTGGATGGCAGGGTATTGGTGTGCACGTCTCCACTATCGGCCTTATTCACTGTGAGTAGTGAGCGGTCAAGGTGCTGTGTGGATACAGCGAGTACGACAGCGCTGTTGTGGTGCTTACTGTCTATGCTGGGCATCTCTACTCCATCTACGACTATCCAAGACACACTGTCTATACGAGTGTAGTTACGTGCTGCTAGGAAGCCTGCTGAACAGTCAGGGTCATTGGCTAAGTTAATTACACCAACATCATTAGGGACTAGGCCTATCGAGTAGATGAGGGGTATTACGTCATCTAATGTGGCATGGTAAATTGTCTTTGGAATCGTGTCTTCTAGTAGCATTGCAGCCTTCTTACTGTATGTGTATATGTGAATCATAGCGACTATCTCTGTGTGGTCCTGAGCATTGAGGCGATTCATTCTGATAGGCAGGTGAACAGGCAGGCTAATAACTAATTATTTATTGGCTACATAGGAATGAGAGTGGGGTCGGCTTGCAGTGTAAGTATCGGGGCTGTCGTGAACTTTCCGCTATCCGATGCGGGGAGGGGGGGGAGCGTGCGGAATATTTTTAGCACCAGCATTCCTTGGATAGATTTATCCAAACCTGGTCTAGACTGACGTCATGAACAAGATTCTTTCCTTTTCAATCATTGCCGGTTGCGTTTTGCTTGTTGCCTATCTAGTGCGCAAGCTTACCCCTAAAAAATACTGGAAAGATACCTATTTCAGATAAATTTATCCGATAAAAAAGGGCACGAAAAAAGCGCCCCCCGAAAGGAGCGCTTCAATCGTAGGAGGTTGAACTATTTAGCCCTCGGTGACGGTGAATGCAACTGTCATGTTTGCACCAGCGGTGCTTGAACCAACACCTGAGACATCGAGGCTCACGAGGTCGCCTTTTGCGAAGTCGCAATTGACTGCAGTAAGTGTTCCTTCGTCTGAAGTTCCTGCTGCTGCGATTGAGAAGGCTGCTGCTACATCAGAACCGACTTTAAGGTCTGCGGTAAGTGCTGAGCCTACTGGGGCTGTGGTGACGGCTACATAAGCGCCTGTGATTTTGCCAGCAAATGGCATAGCCATTGTGACGATGCTGGTTGTGGCAAGTGTGCCAGCAATGTTCAATGTGATGGTTGTTGGTGCAAGTACTGCTGTTGACATGATTTCTCCTATAAGTCAGGTGCCGTGTGGGCTAAATAAATTATGGCATGGGCAGGTACCCCAATGGCAGAAGTTATGAAGTTTTTATATACCGTCGTCAATGGATTTATCGATAATTTCGCTAACTTGCTCTTCTTTTAAAGAGCGTCCCAGGGCTGTTGGACCCCATAGTTCTTCGCCTTCATCGTTAATTCCGACTACCTCGATGAGACCTATACGTTGCAGGGCTAAAAGGTCCTTCATTATTTCTTCTTTGGGGGTCATTTTCATAGTTCCATTTCTGATGCTTTTAGTAGGATGTGACGAAGGGAGTACGCGATTGTGTTATTTATCTCAAAAGTGCCCCAAATTTCGTCATTTGGCTGCGTTTCTCGTTTTGTTGCAAACGAATCGTTGATTGCCTTAATAGAAATGTTTGCCATTTCTTCATGGAAAATAAATGCCTCTACTACGAGGTCTACTATCTTTTGTATATCTAAGTCTGAGCGCTCTATTCCAAGATGAGCGATGAGACGCTGGTCTATATCTGCCATTTTTCCTTCATTTCTCCCCTCTCATTAGTGCATCTGGAGGCTGTCTTTCAACAGCCCCCAAACACTAGTATTTTGCCTGTGCATAACTAATCGTAGGACAGGCGGACTACGAGTCGTACTCCTCATTTAGCATTAGTTCAGACACCTGCGCCGGCAAAAGCAAGAATCCCTTTGCAGGATTATCACTTGAGGAGGCGAAGGCCGTTTTACTGAGTGCCGAGTAGTTCTTACGAAGATAGCGCTTAATTCGGTCAACCGCAACTATTACAAAAGCGCCATCAAGATGATATTGATAAACCCACCATTTGGCGGTCGTCACATTGATTCCGCTTTTGACCCAGTCTTCCGTTCCATCTTGCTTGAGGCGACGCTTTGGCCACTGTTCGGTTTCTATGACCATTTTCCCATTGCGGTATCGGTCGGTCTTGACCTCAATATCACCGGACGAAATGTCTTGGATAAATTTACGCAAAACATCTTCGCCGGCTTCACCGAACGCCAGGTCCATCAAAAAGTTGGGGGCTTGGATGTCGTACTTATTGGTCATGGTGGCTACGATACATCGAGCCGATGATTATTGCAACCTAATAAAAAAATCGCTAAGATATGTTGCGTAGTGAAAAACATCGCTATATGATTGGGCATCCAACCTACAGGAGGAAACATGACAAAGCCGAAAAGCTATAAAGAACTAAAAGATTCTGGATTCGTAAGCCGTGGTCGCGCCAAGCCGGCGATGTCGTCTGACGAAATCGAAGAGCGTCGCGAGCGTGAGCGTTTGGCAAACCGCCAGCGTCAGGAAGCGCGTCGTCGTGCAGCTATGGTGCTGCAACATAATTACCGTAGTGAGTTTTCAGAGCTGTACCAGCGCGAACTCGCAAACATACAGTCCGAAGAGAACTAAATTCTCGCGGGCGTATCCCCTCACTCTTATAAAGTGTAGAAAGGGTAGTCGGTACACGTGGGTTCAATCCCCACCGTCCGCACCCTGGAAGGAACCATGAATCAATCAGTCCTATATTACGCAGGCATATGCATAGGTTTTTCCGCAGGTTTACTTGTGGGGTATGCTTGTTGTCTTATTTCTAAAAACAAAAAAAAGTAACCCCGTAAGGAGCAATAGTGGAAATAGCTATTCTTATCGTAATGATTTTTACTTCATTTTTTATGGGCAGGCTGTCAGTTTGGCCCAAAAATAAAAAATTTTTGAAGGTGTCATCCGAGTTATCAAACATGACCGCGAGTCGCGACAACTGGCGTGAAAAATATCTCGTGACTGTTATGCGTGCAAAAATGAAAGAAATGCACGAAAAGCCAGAGATAGATTAAAAATCTCCGTGTGCGTCGATGAACATCATGAGGCGCTCTGCTGTGGTTGCGCCTTCATAGACAGTCGATGAGCGCAAAAAGCGAATAAAGTCATACCAGTGACGCTGCTGGTCTGATGAATCAAACACGAGTGTGTATTGAACTACAGCTTTTGTGCTTCCGCTTGAATCTATTGCCGTGCTCCCCATTGCTGCTGCAGCATTTGAGTCAACACCAGGCTTTGCTGTGATTACGGTGTCGCCCGTTACTTTGTCAAACGAAATGTCAGCGTTCGTGAGAGGCTCAGCAACGAATACGGGAGGAATGTATCCACCTTCATATTCTTCATCGCCCCCGTATTTATTAGAATGTTCTGTGAGTGCAGCAATTTCGAATTCATCCCACTGCAGGGAATCCATAAGACCGCCATACGACTCATCGATTTGTGACAAAAGGTCCAAGACCATTGATTCATCTGTAGAGCCAAGCTCCATTGTTCTGTTGTCTGCAAGCGCAAATGCAATCGCTCGCGCATCGTCTGATTCCATTTGAACAGAAGCTATTTCTGGCCAGCCCAATGATTTAGCAGCTTGAAGTTGGTGGTTGCCGGCGATAACGGTATAGGTACCATCATCATTAGGGCGTACAACTATCGGCTTAATTTGTCCGAACTCGGAATACGATGCAGCGATTGCTTGAACGTTTCCTTTTCTTGGGTTGTTTTCCAGCGGAACAAGTAGCTCTAATGGTAAAGCTAAGTGTTGAATACTTTCGTGAATCACAGCTCTAGCGTCTCCGTCGACTGAAGCTTCATCTCTGCGGTAATGATGTCTCCATCTACCTTAATAATCTCAATTCCTAGGATGTGAAGCACAGAACGAGCCAGTTCGCTCATACTGTTATCTAGCTCAAATAGGTCTTTATCCGATAGGTCACCGGGGTCGGTCATGTCCAAAAACTCGTCGCGGATGTGCTCCAGCATGGATAAACGAACATCAGAAAATTTTTTTTCAATTGGCATTGCATTAGCCTAGCATCGTGGTTATACTTTCATGCAGAGGCCACCGGCCACTAACCACGAGGAGACTACATGTCATCAACAGTAACATTAGTTGGGAATGCGACAGCAGACCCAGAACTTCGCTTTTTTGAAGGCGGAACAGCAAAGGCAACTTTCAGTATTGCGGTAAACCGCTACTGGACAGATGATTCTGGCGAAAAGAAGGAACAGACATCGTTCTTCAACATTGCAGCATGGCGTTACCTCGCCGAAGACGTTGCACGTGTTGTACAAAAGGGCAGTCGTGTCATCGTCACAGGAAAGCTCGAGCAGCAGTCCTGGTCAGATAAGGACACAAACGAAAAGAAGAGCAGCATCATCGTTACGGCGGACCAGATTGGCATTGGACTTATCTCCATTGAGTCATTCGAGCGTCGCACTGGCGGTGGAGCAGCCGACGGTGCACCAGCACCACGCAAGGCAGCACCTGCAAAGAAGCCAGCGCGTCCAGCCATGTCGCGCCTGGATATTCCTGAGGACGAAGAGGCTTTTTAGCCCTTTTTTGAAAAAAGTTTTGGGCGGGGTGTGACATTCGACACCCCGCCTTTAGCTTTATTTGCACGGGTTTTACATATTCGACTCTATAAAAATCATTTGTCTAGTTGACATTTGTTGATTATTCTCCCCACAGGGGGGTATAATTGAAAGAACTAACTACTAACTAACGAGCACTGCTCGGGCCATATCCGCCTAACAAGGACATAAAATTGCTGAACATTAACCGTTTCCTGGTATCCCTTTCCCTCATTTCTGTTTTCATGACAGGCGTCGTCCATGCGACTGACGAGTTAGGGGGTGTTAGCGAAATGACGACCACGTCTGTTTCTGCAACAGACGTAGTCAGTGCAGCATCTGTAGTCCCATCTCATAAGTCTTTGGCGTTTACTAAAAAGCCTAAAGCAACAGATAAATTCTGGGACAAACTGGCTTATTGTGAGACCCATGGCGACTGGAAAAACGGCGGTAACTGGGCTGGTGGACTAGGTATCGCTCAGTCGACCTGGTACGGATTTGGTGGTCGTGAATTTGCACGCTCCCCCCACCTCGCAACCAGGGAAGAACAGATTGTTGTAGCGCATCGAATCTCTACTCAGGGGTATAAAACGGTTCGCTACCGCGACCCTGAGCGCGCAAAGACACAGGGCGTTCCGGTCTCCTATGTTTGGGAAAAACACCCTGTCGGCTTTGGGGGCTGGGGTGCCCTGCCTTGTGCTGGCGGGAAACCAACACTTTTCCACTACAATCCTAAAGAAATACTGACAGTTCAGTATAAATTTAACCAGCGTGGGATGATTGTAAAAGATTTACAGAATTTTCTCCGCATTAAAGCTGATGGCCACTATGGACTTGATACACGAGCAAAGCATGTCTCTTACTTGAGGAAGCAGGGTCTTTCTACTGCTGGCGTTGGGGTGCTTCCCTCGTTTCTTACTGGCAGTGTTCCTTCGGACAAAACAAAGCGTTGCCCCAGCTGGGAAGGACGCTTGCGCTATTACGGCCTTCAGCCCGTTGACCGTTTCTCATATATTATGTGGCGTGAAAGCCGTTGTAAAGAAAAGATTGTTTCGGGCCTAAATTCAAATGGCACTCGTGACTATGGCTTGCTTCAAGTCAATTCGTCGTGGCGCACAGTAACAGCCCAAGTGTGCGGTAGCAAATTGGGGAATATGAAGGTATTGTTAAACCACAAATGCAACCTCAAGGTTGCTAAGTATTTGCTGGATAATGGTGGTCTGGGGCACTGGAGTGCTTCATCCGGAAAGGAATAAATGTTCGAAACAGTAATCGAAGTACCAGATATGCATTTAAAATTTGGTGAAAAAATGGTTGCCAGAGGCTCTACTTTTTTAGTAGTTGACGTCACTGCATGTGCGTGGGTTGACCCACCAAAAGACCAGCTAGTATTGGAAATGGCAAACGTTACATGTGAGAACTGTATCGATAGAGGGAAATATAAAAATGGTCGGCAAAGACGCTGAAAACTTTATTCCAGAGGAAATCAAACCAATGGAATTTAGCGAATGGATTAAAATTGGAATCGAGCAGGGTTGGTGTGGTCCGCCAGTGTGTTACACACACGACGGTTTGCCAACTTCGGAAATCGAAGACGAAGAGTTTGAAGAAGGCGACCCCTGCATTCACATCATTCGCATGTATGAAAGCGAAGAAAATCGTATAGCCGTTGAAGACGCGCATTCCCCAAGTCAGTGGCGTGACATATACACGCGATGAATAGCCATGAAAAGACAGGCTTTCTCCACATGCTTATTGGCTTGCTTGGCGGCTACATGTCCCTCATGGTGGGCGAGGTACTTGGCCTTATGAGCTTGATTGTAGCAACAGGAAACGTTCTGTATGCCTGCTCTTTATTACTTGGTGGTGACGTCGCCGATTGACGGGAGCAAATATCCAAGACTTGCTCTATTTCCGTTATTTGCAAAATTGCCAAGCGCTTTTACTTCAAGACTCTTGAGCCGGCGTTCGTAAAAAGTAATGCTTTCCTGTAGAGATTTTATCTGCATTGTAAGCATGTCTACTTCTCGTTTTAGGATTTCGTATTGGTCATCGTCAAACATTCCTGATTCTGATGTGCCGGGGTCTTTTCGCTTCATATTAAAAGCCTATCACGTGGACTTATTTGTATCCCTGAACTACGCCGTCTGGAAGAACTGCAAATCTGCATTTTCCTTCTGGCTCTACAGGCATGGCAATAATTCTGCAGGTGTTGCCGCCCTGGTAAAGAACGCAGTTGGCGCACTTGACCCCAATAGAGGCTTTTGTATTTTCAGCAGCGGGCTTATATCCAGCCCAAATTCCCTTGCCGTCTTCGTTGAATTTTCCGTACTTCCTGGAGATGTAAACCAGCGACTCTGCTAGTTCTTTTTCTTCAGGCTGTAGTACTGGCCGCTTTTCCGGCATTTTGATTATCTGTATCTTTCCTCCACCCATGAGGGAAGCGATTATGTCCATAAAATTATTTTTTTCGTTCATTTGAACTCCGTCCATGTTTTGTCGCCGACGCCAAAATACTCGCGGGCGAATCCTGATTGAATAATATCAGTATTCAGGCATGCTGTTAGTGGGTCGGCTATGTCCTGTGAGCTATAGATTCTTGCGAGGATGCGTCCATATTTATCGTTCTTGTCTGGAATAGTATTTACGAATACCCACTTATGCCCAGAAAGCCAGTCTTTTGTGAACTGTTTTGCTTTCAGTCCAAGAACTTTTTCTTCTTTGTTTGACGTTCTTGACTCTGGCGTATTGACGCCATAGAGACGTACTCTTATTTTATGGTGAATGTCAAAACCAAGGTCTATTCTTAGGTCAACAGTGTCGCCATCTACAACATTGAGAACTTCTGCTCCGTACCAAAATCTATCGCTCATTATTTGTCCTTTTTAGAGTTTTCGTATCGCTCAAGAAGTCTTCTACCCTTGGCTGCAAGCTCGGCTGCGTCTTGAGCATTTTGAGGAACAGGTTCACCCCATGCTGCCGCAGAGAGAGCAAGCCTTGTCGATTCACCCTTCTCATCCTTCATTGGTCCAGAAGGGTTTGTGAAAAATCGAGTCAGGAAAGAACCTTTCCTGCGCATTTTATCTGGTGTGTCGGCAGCGCCTTTAACTCCTGGTTTTAGGTTGGAGCCTTCTGTTCTTTTGAAGTGAGCTCTTCCTGCTGCTGTCAAGCCACCTTTAGGGTCTTTTAGCTTTGCAGACTTCTCTTTAAGTATTGGTCCACCGGTAACCCATGCTCTACAGGTTCTTTTTGAGGCGCATTTAAAGTCAAACGCTTCACAGTAACCGAGTTCGCCAGCAGAATCGATGGCTTCCCATTCGTCTTTTCTGTCTCCGCCTGTAAGTCCTTCAGAAATGCATTCTTTCATCTGTGGTGTGACTATAAATACTGCACAGTTTCCACATCTTTGCTTCTTTGCCTCGGCAATACTGACGTCCCACTCCGTTGCTATGCTCAGCCAGTAGGCAGCATTGGTCTCTTCTGGATTAAGAGGTCCATAGGAGGCTGACTTGATTGCTTTACCCCTGTTGCGAAGGTTTACGGCTACGTCTTTTGTTGCCTTAGGGCAGGATTCTGCGGCTTTTTCTTCAAACTTAAACCCGGAGACCGAGCCTGTGTATGTTGACCATGTGTTTTCCATATAAACATTCTCCCATATCAATGAACTATTTAGAGCAATCTTGGTAAACAAGAAATCCCCTGCCTTCAAAACAAGGACAGAGGATTTCCTGGATTAGCCCTAAGGTAGGCATGTGTTAATTATCCCACATTAAATTGCATCTATGATTAGATGAACCCGGTCATTTTCACCACGATTCTCGACACTGTGGTATTTATTGACGTTGTCTATAATCCAGATATGGCCCGCTTCTAGATTTCTGGATTCATCACCAACGCTAAAAATACATCCCGTATTAGTTATGACTGGTACATGTATTCTGTGGGTCTTTTCTGTGAGCGGCCCTTTGTCCCTGTGTCTCGGTATGACGATGCCAGCTCTCAAGTTAGTAAGCATCGCTTGTTGAACCTCGACTTCGCCTATCTTTTCTATTACAACCCCAATTACCTCGTCTATGTAAGCGCTAAAACGTTCATAGTCTTTGTGCAGTATTCTCGAATTAATCCTGTGCTTTAGGTCGTATACCAAAGGTATTGTGTCCGTATTTTCTGCTGCTGCGCCGCCTGCTAATTTACGTTTTTTGTAGTCAAGCCAGTCTTTTTGCGTTAAAGACAGTACCTCATCAAGGAGTTCTTTGAACGATGGCATCTTTCCTACAAACAGAAACGAATCGTTTTCTTTCATATCTAATTTACCCATATATGGCAAAAACCCCGCCCATCCCCGAAGGAACGAGCGGGGTTCCGCTTAGTAGTTATTAGGCTTCTGGAGCGCTGTCGAAGGTAACCTTGACGAATGCTTCCGGACGCTTCACTGCGAGAGCGAGGCGCTGTTCAGCAAGAACCACGATTGCGTTGCGCACGAAGAAGTCTGCGTGCTGCTCGGAAATACGGATGCTTGCTTGTTCACGGTCGTACAACTGTGCGCCGGTGCCGAAGGCTCCGACAAGAGCTGTGCCCTCTGCAATTGCTGGTGTATCGATGATTGGCAAACGCCAGATTTTTGGTTCTCCACCCATTGCAACGGAAACCGCTACGAGGTATTGGCCATTGTCATCCTTGGTCAACTCAATGTCTTCCCAGTCGTTCGGGTGCATAACCACGCCTGTTGGCTCGTAGTATGACAGGAACGACAGTGTTGCGGCGCGACGAATCGCGTCTGCCTTACTGTCCAACACTGGCAACGCAGCGCCTTCTGACCAGCTATAGTCCTGAATTCCTGATGTCTGAAGAACACCTCTAAGGTTTTCTCCGTTGCCGTCACCGTTAAGAATCTGGTCGTCTTCGAGAAGACGAAGACCGTACATCAATTCGTTGTCGATAATGCTTCTGAGTTGTGGCTCGTCTGCAAGAACGTTACGGTGTGCTGCTTCCCAGTGTGCAAGTGTGCGTACTGGGGCTTGCTCACCAACGAACGTCATGCCCGATTGTGGCTTTGCACCAAATGCATTGCCAGTGCGCTCAGCAACTGAACCCGCGTTGTTTGTAGCACCGCCGGCGCTTGTAAAACCAATCTGACGGAAGTATTCAATAACTGCTGCAGTAGTTGTGCGAGATGGGAACAAATCACGAACACGCTTTGTACGTGTTGGTGGCAATACGATTGGGTCACGCTGGATTGTTCCGAAAGAACCTGGTGTACCAGTTGGCATTGCCGAGTAGACATCCTTTACACCATAGTTGGTCAGCGAAACGCCGGCCTGCCAAGGTGAAATCATGTTTGCACCGTTCTTGCCACCTTGAAGTGACTTGAACTCTGGTGAGTTAACGAACATGTCGCCTATGCTCTTGAAGCCAAACTCGCGTGCTGCTGCGTGCATTGCAGATTCTGCGCTCTTGGCGTTGTACTCAACGGATACAGAAGAACCTTCTTCTGCGCCCCATGAGTCAACTGACTTCATTTGCTCAAGACCCTCGATGAGGCTCTTGATTTCACGGATATCCGACATGTTGCGGTCGAAAGCGGACTTCTGGTCAGTCGACACAATTACTGTGCCGTCTTCGACCTTGAACGCGTCAGCAATCTGCTTGTTCTCGGCCATTTTTGTTCTGAGTGCGGTTTGTAGTTCGCGTACTCTTGATTCGTCATAAGACATTTTTATGCTCCTTTAAGCAATGAAAAATATGGATTTTTAAGATACGTCGTCTTAGGTAAGCACCCAGCACCTATGTCCTTTACCTAATGTATCAAACCCAATATCCGTTGTAGTGACAGTATTGGCTTTATTCGCAATTAATTTGGAACAGATGGAGAAGTTCCTTCAGCGCGCATTTTTGCAACATCTGATGACAGTCTCCAATACAACTCAACATTTTCTGACGTCTCCTTAACACCGACATCAGAAAGTTCTTGATTACGCAGTACAGCTAGATAAATTTTTTCTACGTCTTTACCGTTCATTAGTCCGCTTTTTTCTTTCTAGGTCTTGTAAATCTACCACTAGAATCAGCAAGACGATATTCTACTAAAGTCTTTAGTATGTCTCCCGGTTTAGAACCCTGTTCTCTTGCTATCTCAGTTACACTTTTTCCAGAATCGTAATCTTGAAGAAGTTTTTTATCGGAGCTAGGTATCCCATTAGGTATAAATATGGGTGATGTAGGCTCTTTCGGCACCACCACCGGTTTTGGTTTCGGCTTTTTTGGCACCACCACCGGTTTTGGTTTTGGCTCTTTCGGCACCACCACCGGTTTTGGTTTCGGCTCTTTTTTCTTTGGAGCACGAACCGTTCTCTCAACGGCATCAGATGTATCTATTGGTTTTTCAAGCCGCCATGCGCCGGGTTCTGGTCGTTCAGATTCCAGTGCATCCTGAGAGGCTCTTCGCTCTTCAATTATTTGACGAATTCTATCGTTGTTTCTTGTTTCGACTTTAGGTTTTGTTTCGACTTTAGGTTTTGTTTCAATTTTAGGTTTTACTTGACGAGGTTTTGCTTGACGAGGTTTCTTTTTTCTTCTGTCAAAAAATCTTTGGTTGTTTTTCAATACCTTTCGTACTGTAGAGTGGTTCAAGCTCGACGCTTCAACGATTTCCTCTAAAGTGCTTCCGGAATCAAACATCTTTACTATTTCGGAATTTCTTTTTTGTGCGTCAGCAGTAATTGTTCTGCTTATTTTTGTTTTTCGTGCCGCTCCTCCGTATTTTCTTAAAAGGTACACAGCTTGGTCTCTAGTTAACCCAAGCTCGTCTGCAATTTCTTGATAATTTTTTCCTAAATCAAAAAGTTTTATTACTTCGTCTCGCCGTTCAATGTTAAATATTGGGCCTCTTACTTTTTCTCCGCGCTTACGTGCAACTTTCAGAACCCCGCGAACGTTAGCTATAGGCATGCCTAATTCTTCTGCTATTTCTTTTGCCAACTTGCCGCTGTTATATTTTTCAATAATTTTCTTATTGCGCTCATCCATTGTGCGCGGCCTAGCCATTCTTCCAGAGACGCTTCCTCCATTTTCAGGCAAATTACGCACAAAATTATTAATAAAGGCTGCGCCTTCTTCGGAGTATCTTTGCTGTCTTAGGTCTACGTCATAGCGTTTAATCGCTTCTGCAACGAGTTTGCTAGCAATTCCTTGACGCTTTGAGTCCGGCGAGATGAAAACGTTCATATTGCCTTTTTTCTCAAGAGGGAGGTCCTGTGGATAGTGGTAGACAATCCCCTTTAATAATCCCTTGTCGTCTCTCCACAAAAGGCAGTCAACCCATTGTCCTGGCTGGAGACCGTTGCCTTCTCCTTTAAAGTAGGAAAGGCCAGGGGGTCCCTTTTTGTCAAACTGCTTAGCTTGACCCTTGAACGGCCACGGCATCCCATCAAGACTTTTTGTTACGTCTTTCCACGGCTTGCCTTTAAACGTTGGTGGTTTTTTTGCCCGTTCTTCGGCTGACCTATATGGCTTAAAGCCGTCAGATGGCATCGCCATTCTTCCAGAGACGCCACCGTTTTGTGCTGCCCAGATAAGCATGTCCATTGGAATTTTTGTTTCATTGAACTCGTCCATTGCGCCAGGGGTTTTACTAATTACGTCGCGCACCAGTTGCTTTTCTGTATCAGAAAGAGCATTCCATGAATTTTCTAATTCGTCATCCGTGACAAAGGCTTCTACTTCCCTCTTGGGCTGCGGCGCGGTTGGTCTATAACCCTTAAGGCTTGGGTCAATGACGGTTTCAGTTACCGTCTTAAAGACGTGTGATTCAGACATTTTTCTTGCTTTTGCAATTTCGGCTACTGTCATCCCTTTTTCGTAATCGTCAAGGATGTCACCTTGCGCGCTGTCTCGCGGAACTCCTCTTTCAGCCATCTTGATATCTGGCCTTCCACCCTTTTTGACGGCCTGGTTTGCGTCATCAAAATCAGCATGCGCATACGCACGTATATCTAGAACCTCTAGCTGGCCGCCCTTTTTCTTTCTAGCCAAGAGTGTTCTTGCGCCAGTTTCATTGTCCGCATCCCACATGTAGAACTCATCTGCAAAGTCTGCAACCTTGGGCATTGTGATTCTGTTTGTATTAATGACGGCAGGAACCAAGCTTGATGGGATGTTTCTTGGGTCGTTCTGCTGACGCTTTAAGCGGGCTGCCTCGAGCCGTGTTGGGGTAGCTACGTTGTAGTGGGCAACCACTTCGTAGCCATTGTCTCTTGCGGATTGCAACGTGCCAAAACCACTATTGAATTGCCCTGTTGAGTCGTAAACAATATTGTGACCATCTTGCACCCCGCGCTGCAGAGCCATATCGGTAATTATTCTGCTCTCTTCGTGAACAGTATTGGCCCAATCGAGGTTTCCTGCGGCATGAAGAGCTCTAGCTTCTGGGATTAAGGTTTTAATTTCGTCGGCATCTAGGTGAAGTGAATCAGTAGGGCTAGGTATTCCGTTTAATCCGCTCTTTCTATCGGTAGATTTCCCAGAGCCAGGTGCGCCACCAACAGAAATAAAACGCTTTTTACCAGTACGTTTTTTGATGGCGTTTACTAGTGCGGAGACGATAGGCACGTACACCTCGTCATGTCTCCAGTCAACAATTTTAGTAGTTCCACCAAATGTAGCAGTGACCGCTACAAAAGGTTCGTTGGGTTGAGCTGCATACCAACTCATTGTTGAGCGTGGATTTGCCCTAGTCAAGAAGGAAGGGTCGTAGTCGCTAGGTAAAGAATCTGGGTCAAAACCAGAAAGGCGGTTTTCTAAAGTGTTGTCCAGGGGTGGCATCGATGACATTTTGCCCGATACTCCACCTCCTGCTGGATTATTTACTTTTTTTTTTGCTTCTCTTCTTTCAGCTGCAGCTTTTCTAGCAGCTAGCCTTTTTTTAGTCGCAGCCGGCGTACCCATCATTTTGTAATTAGTAACCTGCCTTGTGGACAAACCAAGTTTTTCAGCTATTTCAGGAGTCTTGAAACCCTGCATCTGTAAGTTTCTTACTTTTTGAATATTTTCTTCTGCTGCTTCAACTGTTCTGCCACGGACGTCGGGTAAATCTATTCCCTGTTTCTTTGCTTGCGATATATATTGGTCTACTTGACCAAGGCTTAAACCAAGCTTGTCTGCTATTTCGCGATTTGTTTTTCCCTGTTTGCGCAGCTTGACAACATTCTTTATTTTTTTCTGAACTGCCGGGTTTTTTTTAGCCATTTTCCCGGAGACGCCATTCCAGTCTTCCCCGTTTAAGCCAATTGGGTTTTGTATAATTTCCCCATTTTGCGTGTTTGTGAAGTCACCATTTTTATCAATGTTCCATTTGTTTAGCAACTCAGGATTATTAACTTCTTCAAACGGTCTGCGTAGCATTGAATCTTGACCTGAATAATCGCGTATCCATTCGTTGCCGTTCCAAACATGCGGCTCACCATTTATAATTTTTTCATCACGATTCTTGGGGAGAACTCCAGAAGACATTCTTCCTGAAGCACCTGCATTAGCTATAAATGCTTCAAGTTCGTTTCCGGTTAAAGGCAAATAGAAGCCATCATCTATGTATTTTTGCTGTCCTTCGTCTGTCCACACTTCATACTTATCCATAAGTTCAACAGGATTGCGATGGCGTGCCCATTCACTCTTGGGCCAAGAACGCCATGGATATCCAATTTCATCTAAGTCATCTATAAGGTCACCATGCCGGCGAACCTTGTCTTTTGACATCCACAACTCTTTGCTTAATTCAGCGATGGCGTCGTTTATTGCTTTTTCCGTATTATTAGTAGGAACTACGGGGTTACTGCTAAAAAATTCTCTTCTAAAGAGAAAGGCAGAATCTCTTTCTGCTTGTTCTAACCTCTTGCGTATATAAAAACCAGTAGCAAGGGTTAAGTTAGAATCTGCGTCAAAGTCGTCAAAAATAAATCCAGTAGTAGAATTTGCAATATTTTCACGCCTTGTTTTTACAGCGTCAAGAGCTTTTTTACGCAGTGTTTCCAAATCGTCCGTAGCGTATGAACGGAACTTTTTGTTAAATTCGTTAGCTTCTTTTGTGTTTTTAGCAAGAGAGTTAGTTATTTTTCCAGACACAGACATTGGGGTTTCTCTTCCCATGTCTCTTGTAAAAACCGGATTCATCCACTGTCTTGGCATGCTTTCAAGAACGTTATTTTTTCTTTGCCACTTGTTGGTATTTGTTGAAGAAGCTTTTTCTAGCTTGTCCATTGCTTTGTTTACCATATGCATTGCGCGGCGTGGTCCTATTTTGCGACGCTCTGCAAAATCTGTAATGCTTTCCCCGTCAGCTAGTCGTCTCATCATTCTTAGTTCACCAGTCGAAAGAACTGCGTCTCCGTACTCGGCAATTGTTGAGCGTAACGCAACTCTCGGAATTTGCCTACTTGAAGCAAGCCAACGGTCATACTTGTTTGCTCTTGATTCAACAAGGGATGGAGTTATTCCAAGAGACTGTGCTACAGATGTAGCACTTCTTCCTTCGTGATTGAGCATCATATAAATTAACTGGTCAGCCTTGTGCTGCTCAATATTGTCAATGTGCTTAGTCTTTGACATAAATTTACTAGGATTAGAATTTCTAACTGTTTCGAAAAGTTTGTCTTCATAAGCTTTGTATTTTGCTTCTGTCATGTTGAGCAATGAAGACATCTCTTCGATTGATGCTCCATCTAGTCTTCTCATCATGTTTGCTGTGTCTTGGCGTTTAAGTGGCGATTTATCAGATAGCAGGTTGCGATAAATTTTGTTTAAAGACGGCTCTCTATTTTCCAAAACAGACTGATATTTCTTTTGTATGTCAAATACTTCGTCTTGAGACACGCCAAATTTCTTAGCAGCGCGTGATATTGACATTCTGTCATGTGCTGTAGCCATATATATAGCACGCTCTGTGTCTGATACTGGGTTTGATGAATTAGGAATATCGATTCCTAAAGACTTAAGAGCCTTGGTGACAGACTCGGCGGTCACGTATGGGTCTCTTTCGCGCAGTTTTGCTGTTATTTCATCAAGAGAGTCACCGTTGTTTGCAAGATACGCAGAGCGTCTAGTTA